AATCCTGATTACCTTCTAATGCCTTTATTCTTATTGGAAGTAACAAGGGAAAGCGTTATATTTACATCTAAAAAAGATAGTGCTATAGTATCTGAATTAGCAGCAGACTTGAATAAAAATGTTGATGACTTAATACTAAAGATTAAGCAAGAAGAAAAAGTAATAATACAAAGGATTTCAAATAAATTAAAATTTTAACAACTAAACATTTACAATTATGAGTAACATTTTAACATTCACAGGTACGGTTAATAAATTAAAAGACGTACAAGTTATTTCTGAAAAGTTCAGAAAGCAGGAAATTATTTTAACTGATAATCATGAAAACTATCCTAAGTTTATAAACTTTGAAGCTACTAATGATAACTGCGATTTATTAACTGATATTAAAGAAGGTCAGGAAGTAGAAGTTAACTTTAATTTAGAAGGTAGATTATGGACTAATCCTAAAACAAATGAAGAAAGATGCTTTAATACTCTTAGAATCTGGAAAATAAGTGTCAAAGGATCTAATTCAGCACCTGAAGAAAGTAAGCCTAATGTGACTTCTGATCTTCCATTTTAATTAAAAACAAACACAAATTATGGAAAACAATTTTTTTAAACTTAAAATTAAGTACTTAGTACAAGATCCTGATAAAGGAAGTATTAAGAAAAAGACTAGTGAATATGTTTTAAAAGCTGTTAGCTTTACAGATGCAGAAGCTAGCTTATTAGATTATTTAGAAAATCAATTTGAATACAATTTAGTTAGCTGTTCAAAGTTTAATATTCAAGATGTAAGAATAGATGAAACTAAAGAAGATTATTTTAAAGTTAAAATAGTTTATAATTCTACTGATGAAGAAACTGGTAAAGCTTCTAAATCTATTGACAACTACATTATCCAAGGAGATAGTATGGAAGATGTAAATAAATCAATTAGAGAATTATTAAGTACTTCTGTTGTTGATTATCAAATAGAAAACATTCAAAAAACTAAAATTAAACAAGTATTTTATGAAGTAAACAAATAGAAAACTTGTATAGATTAGTGCAGTATCTATATTTGTTATAGCCTACTAGATTAGTTTTTAGTAGGCTTTTCTTATTTGTAATGATTATAAATAACGTTAAATTAAAGTTTAATTGAACTTTTTTTGATTATAAATTGTATTTATCTCAAATGTTGTCGTATATTAGCATTATAACAAACACTAAAACACACACATTATGAAAAATTTAAAATTAAACATTGGCGATTTGGTAAGAACTGAACAAGACCATTGGAAAGAATATGTCGGAAAGGTTATTAATATAACAATGAAACCGCACCCGTTTAGAAGTTCAGATAAATTAATTAAATTTTACAGAATTGAATACGGCTTCAGAAGTGGAAGTTTTGAAACTTGTTGCACTTCAATGCTAAGTAAATATTAAAACCAATCCCCTTCGGGGGACTTTTAAAGAAAAATTTAACTATAAAATTATTACATATGAATATTTTAGAAAAAGCAGACGAAATAATAAATAAAAGGTCTGAAGAAAAAGAAAGACAGTATGGACCTTTTGAAGAAGGTATGGAAAGAGCAGCTATGATAGCTAGTGGTGCAACTGGTAAAAACATTACAGCAAAAGATATGTATATGTGTATGGTTGCACTTAAGTTATCTAGAGAGAGTTATTCTCACAAAGAAGATAATTTATTAGATGCAGTTGCATATTTAGGTTCTTTTAATAACTACGAAAACAATAAATAATTATGAAAAAAGTAGGAATGTTAGGAGTATTGACAAATCTAGGTACTAGATTGTACTCACATAATGCTGGTTGGACTTTCGTAACTAGATCTATACTTAGTGAAAAGTTAGGATATGAAGTTGATATAGTATCTAATAACGAATGCTATAATAATTATGATGCTTTAATTATTAATGAAGGAGCTAACTTTAAGCCTGGTGTTTTTAATTTTTTTGGAGGTGTACAAGATAGACAAATAGATTCTCTTAAAAAGTTTAGTGCTTATAAAGGAAATGTATTATACTTAAATGATTTTGCAGATTACACAATACCATGTAAAAAAAGAAAAGATTTATCTGATTATGCTAATTTAACTTTTCCTAAAGGTAGAGTTATAGACATTACTAAATATAGTGATTCTGTTATTATTGGTGATAGTCATTCAATATCAGCATGGGAGCCAGGTAGAACTATAAACAGATTAGACGGTAAAACACTTAACGGAGCTTTAAATATAGGTTTAAAAAATTTAATACCTTCATCAAGTCATAAAAGTTTACAGTTTTATTTTGGTAATATAGATGTTAGATTCCATTTTAAAAGATTTAACGGTATAGTAGCTATAGATAACATATTAAAAAGATACGTAGAGCAACTTGTACAGCTTAAAAATCAAGGTTATAGTATTAAGCTAACACATTTAATACCTATTGAGAATGAGTCTAGGAAAATTCCAGGTACAGGTAAATATAAAGGAGAGAATTTTTTTGGTTCTCAAATAGAAAGATCAGAGTATGTTAATTATTTTAACGTTAAATTAGACTATATAGCTTTAGAACATGGTTTTAAAGTTGCTAAATGGAATAACTTAAATTATGAAGAGTTATCTTTTGATGATATGGAATCTAGGCAATCAGTACACGTTAGGCCTTCGTCATATATGAACGCAGATAAATTTATAAAAATATAATTATGCTACAAGAATTTAAAGAGTATTATAGTAAAGCTAGAATGATGCAAGAGCTTAAATTTCAGGGTAAAAACTGGACAGCTAAAGATGTTAATGACGATCTAATATGGAATGTGCCAATATACGATGTAGTCAATAGAAGATATGCAGCTTTTAGTAGCCTTCCTGAAGCTATTAAAGCTAGTAAAGATCCTAAGAATAATAGTTTATTTTTTGATAAAAGTAGAACTAAAATAAGTGATGAAAACTTTATTAGATTATGTTATTTATTTAGACTTTGTGGATCTGGTATAAACTATAAGCCTAAGAAAAAAGAAGAATCACCTTTTGGCACACATGGTTTTGGTAATTTCTGGATAGTTAAAGAACTTAGTATTGGTTCTGTTGTATGTTCTGATTGGATAAGAGTTATGCCTGATTCTAAATTTTGTGATGTTAAAGGTTACTTACTACCTATGATAAAAGGAGGATTGCATTTATTTATTTATAATAAATCAGAGCAGTTGATGAATTATCTTATTAGTTATATTAGCACAGATAAAATTAAAGGTATAAAGCAAATAGTTGATTATGGAAATAAATGGTTAATTGAAAACGGTTTTAAAAGACAAAATTTTGTTTTAACTGCTTTTGCTATGGATATGGCAGAATATTTTCCTAAATTAGTAGATCAAAGTTCAGATGTTTATGTAGGTAGTAACGCTAAAAAGTGTTTAAAATTAATAATGCCTGGAGTTAAAAATGATGAAGCTTTAAGAACTCTTTGTAATATTACAGGAAATTATAGTAAGCCTTATGACATGGAAGATGTAGCTTGTGATTTTATAAGATACTTAGAAAACTTTCAATCTAAAGAACATATAGAAATGAATGACAATGTAATATATAAAAATAGTTTAATATGAAAGATATGTTTTTAAATAAGCAGGAAGGTTTAGATAATAAAGATCTAAGAGGTAAAAATTTAGAATACTATTTAAAACTAACTGAAGGATTTAAAAGTTCTTTTGATGATTTTAAAGTAATAGAATCTGAAGGTTTTAACGTAATAGATGAGTCTCAAGCTTGTCCTGTTGGGTATAAAGCTAGAAGCGGAGAATTTTTGTTATCAAAACTAAAAGATCAAGGCGTTAAAGAAATAGTTTATGTGCAACCAAGAAGAGGTTTTGCTGGAATAAGTTTATCTTATCTTTGTAAAAAATACGATATAGCTTTAACTTTAGTAATGCCTTCATCTAAAAAGTCTTCTCCGCATCAAAGGTTATGTATAGAATATGGAGCAAAACCATTATTCTTAAGAGTAGCTGCAATGCCTAATGCTAACTCGATGGCTAAAAAATATGCAAAAGCTACTGGTGCTTATTTTATACCTTTAGGATTAAATCATGAGTATGTTGTAGCTTACGGAGTTAGATTAATACATGACTTTTTTAAAGATAAGGAACACCCTAAAAGAATGTGGTCAGTAATATCTACAGGTGTTTTATCTAGGACTTTGCAAATAGCTTTACCAAATACCGAGTTTTTCAATGTTGCTGTTTCTAGAAATATACAGCAAGGCGATTTAGGTAGAGCAAAATTCATGAGTTATCATAAAGCTTTTAATCAAAAATCTGACATAATACCTTATTATTTTGACTGTGAAGAAGCTTACGATTCAAAAGGATGGGATTATATGACTAGATACGGGAAAGATGATGATTGGTTCTTTAACGTTGCTGGTAATGCGCCAGAAACAACTTTACTAGAAGAAGAAGTTGACTCTTATAGAGATTGGAGAGATTTAAGAGATTTTAAAGATATTTTATAATTATTAAAATTTAATTATTACATTCACAAAAACAAACACAAATTATGATTTTAAAAAACGAACTACAGCCTATTAGAGACTGGGCTAAAGAAAAAGGAATTTTTGACAAAGGAGACTCTAAAACTCAATACTTAAAACTACAAGAAGAATCTGGTGAACTAGCTAAAGCTATTTTAACTAATGATGAGCCTGAAATAATTGATGCTCTAGGTGATTGTACAGTAGTATTAGTTAACTTAGCTAAACTATGTGGATATAATTTAGAAGACTGTATTAACTCTGCTTATGATGTTATATATAAGAGAACAGGTAAAATGGAAAACGGCACATTTGTTAAAAACCAAAAACCAGTTGTTAAATTAGAGAAACATAGAAATGGTTATTTTAATTTCCCGTGTAAATTTACAGAGATAATAAAATACATGGATAAAAATGATGTTTTAATAGATGGTAAAAAATATAGTTCTTCAGATGATTTACACATTAAAGCTAAACCTAGCAGAAATGGTGGAGTAGCTTATGTATACCCTAATAGTTTATAGAAGATGGAATTTAAAAACGCACAAGAAGCATTTGAATATCTATTTATAGAGATAAATCAAAAAGGTGAAAAATTTAGAGATACTAAAACTTTATTTAATAAAGGTTTCTACATAATGAATCCTACTGATAATGAAATAAAAACAGAATACAGGAAATGGAATAAAAAATACGCTGATAGAGAATGGGAATGGTATCTATCAGGAGATCCTAGTGGTGAAGAAATATCTAAATTTGCTCCTATATGGAAAAACCACATGGATGAAAACGGCAATGTAAGATCTAACTACGGTTGGCAATGGAATCGAGGTTCTCAATTAGATAGAATTATAGATAAGTTACATGCTGATAAAAACACTAGACAAGCATTGTTATCTATATATGATGGAAAAGAGATAGAAACTTATAGTAATGATACTCCATGCACTAGCTCAATACATTTCCAAGTTGTAAATAATAAACTATGTATGACTGTTAATATGAGATCTAATGACTTATGGTTTGGTTTTTGCAACGATCAATATTGTTTCTCTAAACTTCAAGAAATGGTATCTAATGAGTTATCTTTAGAAGTTGGATGGTATTATCACTTCTCAAGTAATATTCATTTATATGATAAGCATTTAAAAGATATTTAATTTTTTATTTGTAATTAACTAATAGCCTTGACAGATGTTAGGGCTTTTTTTTACATAAAGCTTATTTATAATCATTATAAATAAGGTTCAAATGAGCTTTTTTTAAAATATAATTGTAATTATCAAATATAAGTTCGTATATTAGCATTATAACAAACACTAAAACACACACATTATGAAAAACAAGGAAACAAAAAAAGTAGGATTTAGAAAAGGACAAAAAGTTAACTATTTAGATAGTATGACAAATGTTATGAAGGTTGGTTTTGTTATTAAAAAAATTAAAAACCAATATTTAATTGGTGAAACAATGGACCGTAACGAATATTATTTGGACACTGCTTTTGACACAGTTTATGGAAAAATGAGTTTAGCAGATTAAATATGATAAAACTATTAAAATATATATTCAGATGGCAAATGAGTACTCCAATACTAGCAGTAGTACCATTTATATTATTAAAATACAATATAGATAACTTTTGGATAACAGCTTTTATTGCTAATTTAATAGGGTCATTAATTTTCTTTAAAGTAGATGAATATATATTTTCTAAAAAACTATCAAGATTTCAAAGATTAAGAAAAAAAGTAATTAAAAGAAAAAAATAAAAGATATGGACCAGCTAAAAAAAGTATGCCCTAATTGCTCGAAAAATTTTGAAACAACTAAAACAAATAAAAAGTATTGTAATTCTAGTTGTAAAATAAAACATAATGGAATGTTAGCTAAACTTAATAGAGGTTATACGCCAGTAAAAGAAAATTTTATACATCACAATATTATAAACAATTTTAAACCATTACCAGGAGATGTTGTCTATATCGCTGATTCTAAAGATGAAGAATTAAAAATAAACACTTTAGGTATTATTACAGGCATAGTAGGTTTTCTTGAAGATCAATACGAAATACTATTTAATCCTTATTTACCTGTTTATGTTAACCAAGAAAAAAAAGTAAGTTGTGCTAGCGGTATAAAAAGGACTATTAATGTAAATAGTTTATTCCATACTGGCAAAATCAATATGTTATTTGAATACACAGGAAGAAAAAAAGCAGACGATTTAATATTAGTAAATAAGTTTATAACAGTACTTTAATTAAAAAATAATTAAATATAATGGCGAGAAAAGAAAAGAATAATGTAGAATATTTTCCTCATAGCGTTAATCATGGAAAGAAAATGTTTTGCATAAGATCAAAGTATAAAAATGATGGCTATGCTGTATGGTTTATGTTAATAGAGCAATTAGGAAAAGCAGATAACCACTACTTAGATTTAAAAGATGATGTACAAATGATTTATTTATCAAGCGAATTAATGGTAGATGAAACTGTGTTATTAGACATTATAAATATGTTAGTAAAGTTAAATGTTTTTGATTCTGAACTATGGAATAAAGAAAGAATATTGTACAATCAAGAATTTGTAGAAAGTATAGCTGATGCGTATAAAAAAAGAAATAATAAATGCATTGATAGAAATTCATTAATTCTACTTTTAATATCAAAAGGGAGGTATAAACCTAGTAAAAGTATCCCTAAACTAGATAACAGCGACTTGAAGTATGCAGAAACACACAAAGAAAAGAAAAGAAAAGAAAATAAAAGAAAAGAAGAACAAAAAAACGATTTTGAATNTATAAAATATAAGTTTGAAATATTCTGGAATTTATATGATAAAAAGAACGGAAAGAAGAAATGTTTAGACAAATTCTCACGCATTAAAAAAAACGATATAGATAAGATTATGGAAAATGTACAAAAGTACGTTAGAGCGACTCCTAATGTTAAATATCGCAAAGATCCGCTCACTTATCTTAACGGAGAACACTGGAATGATGAAATAGAAACAGAAAAACCATTATTTAATGTTTCAAATCAAATTAGTAAATCAGATCAAGTTATAAAATTATTTAATGAAACTGATTTAAGTAACACTATAAGAAAGTACAAAAGTAGTGAAGAAAGAGTTAAAGAAAGATTAGATGAGTTTTTAGAAAAAGAAGTATTTAAAGCAGATTTTAAGAATAGACAAACAGATGAAGTATTGAGCCATTTTATTAATTCATTACAATTTAATCCACCTAAAAAAGTTATTATAATAGATGAGAATCCTATAGTTCCATGGCTGAGTAAATAACATTAAAACACAAAACTAAATGAATGACATAATAAACCCGATGTTAACTCCTTCAGATGCTATCTTAGAACTGGATCAAATTAGATTAAATAAAATTGAAAAAGGTTTTGGCATAGGAAATGAAAAATGGGATAGCCATATTTTATTTAAAAGAAAACAATTCAACATGATTAACGGTCATGATAATGTAGGTAAAACAGATGTTCTTTTATGGTACTTTGTATGCTTAGCTAAAAAGCATAACATGAGATTTAATATTTATTCATCAGAAAATACACATAGAAGCCAAGTATTTAAACTATTTAACTTCTGGACTGGTAAAAGATTAGATAAAGACTTTACAAAAGACACTAAAGGTTTTCATAGTACACTAAATGAAATGACTGACTGTTTTAACTTCATTAGAGCTGACAAAAGATATAGCTCTAAACAAATATTAGACATAGCAAATGATAATCCTGCAGATGGCTTATTAATTGATCCTTTTAACTCATTAATGACAGAAACAGGAAACAAACATCAAGAAGATTATGACACTTGTGCTGATATTAGAATCTTTAGCGATACTACTAATACAACTACTTTTGTAAATGCTCATTTAGTAACACAAGCAGCTAGAAATGTTTATCCTAAAGATAGTGAATACGAAGGACATTTAAAACCACCCGAAAAAGCAGATACAGAAGGTGGTCAAAAATTNGCAAATAGAGCAGACGACTTTTGGACAGTTCACAGAATGACACAACATCCTAAATTATGGTCTACTGCTGAAGTTCATGTAAGAAAAATAAAAGAAACTATCACAGGCGGCTCATGCACTTTAAGAGATAGCCCTATTTTAATGAAATGGGAAAACCATTGTAGATACACTATTAACGGCAAAAACCCATTATCTTATCATTACAATCAAGTTGGTGATACTGATATTTCAAACTTAGCAGAATTAAGCCCTCAGCATAAAGCAATGAAAAAAATGAGTTACGGAGACACAACAGAAGAATTACCATTTTAAAAACTAAACTATGAAAACACACGAGAAAAAAATAACACCAGTATTAAAAGCATGGAAGCAATCTAAAGACGCTTTATGTGATGATGTAGTAAACTGTTTCAAAACAGATTTATATTCAATTCATGCAGCTCTAATATACTTAGATCAACTATTTAAAAAGAAAGGTTTAAAGAATGATGCAAGTAAATTAGTAGAAAAAGGATTAGAGGATTTTGATTCATGGAGACACTACTACGACATACTTAGATTTGAGCTAATAGGACATAGACAGTCTAAAGTAAGATACGAAGACGAAATACAAAAGCTCAGAGAAGAAATAATATTATTAAGACAAGATAATGAAATAAACAAATTTGGAAATAATAATACATGAAAAAAAAAGAACTTATAAATGAGTTATTCAAAGCTAAAATAGTTAGCATAATTGGAGATGAAAAAATTCAAGAAATAATAGATGAAATAAAAAAGTCGTTAGAAGGTTATGTAGAAACAGATTTAGATGATGATTACTATGATACATTTTAGTTTGTTTCCTAATGAAAACTGTGTTATTTGTCATTGTTTAGTAGAAGATAATGCTTTACATTGTGAAGAATGTGAGCAAAAATGGGTTGAATTATCTGAAAAAGAGTAACCATTTTTAAACCTAAAAGGATTTTTAAAAAAAAAATAATATTTTATTAAAAAAAATAAAAGTTTATAAAGCGTTACGGTTGTTGACTCTAGATAGCTTTTATTCTTATTTACTAAGGTTCGAATGAACTTTTTTTGATCATGAATTTTTTTTATCCAAATAATGTTCGTATATTAGTAGTATACAAACAAACAAAACCACAAAAAAATGAAATTATTAAAAAGATCAAACTACAACAACAAAGAAGTAATAAATTCTTTAAAAACTAATTTTAGTATTTTAGAAAGTTCAAAATGTAAATTTATCACAAGCGAATTTTTAGAAATGGATAAATTAGAAATTAATTTTGACGGCGAATTATACAAAGTTACTTTTTTAGGTTTAAGAATGAAAGGAGCAAATTATCACTTAGTAAGTGAATTAAAAAGTGATGTAATTAAAAACTTTAATAATAGAGTAGACGCAATTAAATACATTCTTTTTAATTTAGGAATAATAAGAGAATCAGAATTAAAAAACTAAACCAATCCCCTTCGGGGGGTTTTAACAACCAAGAAAGATGAAACAAGAAAACAAAAATAAATTAGCAATTTTATTATTCAGCACTTTGACAATGATTTTAATTTTTAGCAGATTTTAAAGATAAGAACAATTAAAACAAAAACATGAAAGAAGAACAAGAAAGAAACCACAGACTAATAGCGCAATTATTATTTGGTATATCGGTAATGTATTTTATCTTTAGCAATATTTAAAACCGTTCTTTAAAACTGGTTTATTAATACGATTTTGCTAGGGTAAGTTTGAAGCCAGTCTTACCCGTTTTTTAAATATAAAAATACATTACATGAATGATAAAATAAAAGAAATGAAATCTTACATCCAGCACTTAGAAAAGATGATAATAGGATATAAAGAAGTTTGTAAAAAAAAAGATGAAACAATAGACTATTATAAAAAAGAATTAGATAATTTAACCTGTAAAAAATAACCACATGGACACGTACATAAAAAGCAAAATAGAAGGTTTAGAAGATCATATTAAAACACAAGATGATACTATTAAACAATACAGAAATATAATAGCTAGTAAAGATGTTTTAATAGATGAGCTTTTAGAAGAACTAAGAAAGCTATCTGATGACATGATACAAATAGTTAAAAAGCTATGAAAGATCAATTAAACTCATGCGATAATTTAACTAATAAACAATTTATAATAGTTTTTTTTTGGTTTATTTTTAGAAGAAGAAAGTGGAAAAAATACGATATGCTGGTTGAAAGTTATTACTTTGAAAATGTAGCTTATAGAATGGCTAAAGACTATTGATTATAAAAATATTAAAGAAGCAAGTCAAATCTAAGGGCTGTCTAAAAGTTAGGCAGTTCTTTTTTTATTTATACGCTTTTTTTTTATTATATTAAGCGATAAATTTAAACTATATAAAATGAGTCTTTTAGATGAGTACATTAATGATTTAGCTACAGAATCAATAATAGACAGCAGCCTTATATGAGAAAACCTAAGCTACTAAAAAAGAGTAAGCTAAAGAAACACACACTTTCTAAGTCAAAACCTAAGAGAAGCTATAAGAACAGCTTAATTAACGCTGATATATTAAAAGCATTGATACTTGAGGACTTTAAAATGGATTGTATTTTAGAATATAAATTCCATGATACAAGAAAATGGCGTATAGATTTGTTTATNCCTGATTTAAAAGTAGCTATTGAATTAGAAGGCGGTGTCTATACTGGTGGAAGGCATACAAGGCCTAAAGGTTTTTTAGCAGATATTGAAAAGTATAATAAAATTAGTATATTAGGCTTAAAGCTACTTAGATATGCTCATGTAGAACATACTTATAGCGATATATTAAAAGACTTAAAAGAATTTATTAATAATGGGAAAGCAAGGAGGTCATACTAAATTTAAAAAAGGAGATAAAGCTGCTGAAAAATGGACAGAAGAAAAAGCTTTAGATCTAGCTGATGAGTTAATAGCTTGGATGAAAAAAGAAGATGCTAATATATTTTACGAAGACTTTTTATTTATAGAAAAAGATTTGTATAAAGAATTAACTGCTTATCTTTCTAACAAGTTTCCTAAATCATTTGGAATAAAAATAAAACGTGCTAAAAAAATTCAAGAAATTAAACTTAAAAAATTAGGTGTATTAGATCAGTTAAATGCTACTATGACTAGATTTACTTTGATTAATAATCATGGATGGAAAGATAAAATAGATAGCACAGTAGAACAAACAGTAAAAAAAGAAATAGACTACTCAAAACTAGATGCAAGAACAATTAAAAACATTATTGAGCAACTTAAATCTGACGAGCCTAAAGGCTGAGTTATACCGTAAATCTTTTTATGAGTTTAGTTTAGAAGCTTTTAAAACATTACATAATGGTCAAGAGCTTACGTATAATTGGCACATAGAATATTTATGTAATAAACTACAAAAGGAAGCTGAAAGAATTGTAAGAGGTGAGAAAAGAGATAAGCACATATTAATAAATGTGCCACCAAGAACATTAAAGAGTGAATTAGTTAATGTTTTCTTTAGTGTTTACTGTTGGATTTTAGATGATTCTATGCAGTTTATTTCTTCATCTTATTCATCTAGTTTATCTATTACGTTATCAACTCAATCAAGAAGAATTATAGAAAGCGATTGGTTTAAAGAATATTTTCCAGACATTCAATTGTCTAAAGATGAGAATACTAAATCAAGATACACAACAACTAAAGGAGGATTAAGATATTCCACTTCTACAAGTGGAACAGTTACAGGAATGGGTGGAGATATTATAGTGATTGATGATCCACAAAACCCACAATTAGCAAGATCAGAAATAGAAAGAGAAAACGCAAATAGATTCTTTAATGAAACTTTAAGAAGTAGGCTTAACAATCCTGAAGTAGGTGTATTTATTGTTGTTATGCAAAGGCTACATGAAAATGATTTAACAGGAATGTTGTTAGATAAAGAACCTGAAGAATGGGATCATACATGTTTACCTGCTGAAGCTTCTAAAAACATAAAACCAATTGAATTAATAGATAATTACGTTGATGGTTTATTGTTTCCTCAAAGATTATCTTTAAATGTATTAAATGGCTTTAAAACAGGTCTAGGTGCTTATGGTTATTCAGGGCAGTATTCACAAATACCATCTCCTAGTGATGGAGGTATATTAAAAGGCGAATGGTTTAATATTATAAAACAATTACCTAGAGATCCAAATAATAAATTAGTTAATCTTAAATGGGATTTCTATTTAGATACTGCTTACACAAGTAAACAAGAGAATGATGCAACTGCTTTAATGTGTGCAGCTTTTTATAACAATGAACTTTATATAAAAGAAGTTAAGGCTGTTAGATTAGAATTTCCTGAACTAATAAAAGAAATACAGCACTTTGCATCTGTCAACGGTTATTCTAATTCTAGTAGAATATATGTAGAACCTAAAGCAAGTGGTAAAAGTATTGTACAAATGCTTAGAAAGTCTACAGGTTTAAATATAATGGAAGATAAACCACCAACACAAGATAAAGTTAGTAGAGTTTCTGCAGTATCTCCATTCATAGAATCAAGAAGAGTTAATTT